AAGACGCCGAGATCATGGCGCGCTACCAGCAGGGGCCTGGGCTGCTCGGACTTCCAACACCCTGGGCTGACCTCAACGGTGCCACGAAGGGACTGCGCGACGGCTGCCTGTACATCGTCGGTGCTCGGCCCAGCATGGGCAAAACGATCTTCGGGTTGCAGATCGCGCTGAACGTAGCCCTCCAGTCGCACCGCACCGCGTTTTTCTCCGTCGAGATGGGCCGCAAGGAGATCATGGCGCGCGCCGTTGCCTGCGTCGGCGAAATCCCGCACGAGTGGGTAGAGCAGCCGGCCATGGAGACTCCGGACGCGGACTGGTACTGGTCGCGCCTGTCGATGGCCACCACGCGCATCAACGAATCGCAGCTGCTGATCGACGACACCCCAGCGTTGACGATCGAGCAGCTGATGGCTCGGGCACGACGCGCGCACCTGCAGGCACCCCTTCGCCTGATCGTGATCGATCACCTTCACGACATGGCCACGGATGCCAGCCGCGAAGCCCGGTTCGAATACGGACGCCTTACGCAGGGCGCCAAGACGCTGGCGAAGGAATGCGGTTGCCCCGTGGTGCTGCTCGCCCAGCTCAACCGCGGTCTCGCCAATCGGCAGGACAAGCGCCCGACCATGACCGACCTGCGCGAATCCGGCGAGATCGAGCAGAAGGCCGATGTGATCCTGTTCCTCCACCGCGAGGAGTACTACGTCCCTACCACGCACCTGCGCGGCATTGTCGAGGTCATCCCCGCGAAAGGCCGCAATCTGCGGCTCGGCAAGATCATCTACCTGCAGAACACCTACTCGGAAATGCGTCTGCAGGACTGGATCGGGGACATTCCAGAGCCCTCCATCGAAACCCATACGCCGAAGCGTCGAATCAGTGCACGCGGTGCAAATTCACGGTTCCCGGAGAACGATCGATGACCACCCAAGCCGCCCACATCGCGCGCGTGACGAAGCGTGACGACAGCGATTCGCGGAACGAAGTCCATGCGGTGCGGCTGGTGCTGCCGCCGGCCATCAGCGCGAACCGGTACTGGGGAACGCGTGTCGTCCCGAAGAAAGGCCAGCGTCGGGCGATGGCGATCACTTACGTGACCGATGAGGCGCGGGCCTACAAGGACGACGTCGGCAGGCTGGCGCTGATGGCTGGCGTCCGCAAACCCATCGCTGGCCGCGTGGCACTCACCGTGCGCATGTACCCAGCACGCCCGCAGGACTGGGCCAAGCGCGCTGCGAAGGATCCGGACGGCTGGGACGATGGCGTGCGTAGCATCGATCTGGACAACTGCCTGAAGGTGCTGTTGGACGCGCTCAAGAACATCGCCTTCGACGATGACGCCTGGGTGCGAAGGATCGACGCGGAGCGCTGCGAGCCTGACGAGCGTGGCGCACGCGTCGAGGTGGAGATTGCGCCGCTGGCGGTCGAGCGCGTGGCGCCGGGGCTGTTCTCGGCATGACCTGGCACATCGACCCACCGAAGCGCCAGGCTGAATACCTCGTCGTCGACGCCTGGTCGCGCTACGGCGTCGCGCGCTACGAACCGCAATACGGCTGGTGGATCAAGGGTTACTGGCGCAAGGACGGCGTGCTGTGCTGGATGGAGTTGCCGGACATGCCGGCGAACGTGATGCGGGAGAGGTGGTGATGGGCACAGTCGCAGAACGAAAGGCCGAGAGTATCGCGCTGATGCTCGGCAAGACGGCATACCGTGACCTGCGCAACGGATTCGCGACGGTGACGCGGATCGAAGATTCCGACATGGCGATCAAGGCCGCGCTGGGTGCAGCGCAGAGCCGGGCTGGCATCATTCCCGTGAAGGCCATGGAGACGAAGTACGCCTCGACGCTGATGCACGAGCGACTGTTGCGGCGAGCCTATGACGCGGCGAGCCAAGCGCCGGAAGATCCGTCCGTGTACGCAGTCCGGCGCATGGCCGTCTCGCTCGCCATACGCCGGCATGCCGGCTTGCGGATCGGCCGCGATGAGGTGGCGGAGTACGCATGGATCCTGCATGTCCGCCGCGAAACGCTGGATGGCGCGCTGCATCGCGCAGGCTCATGGCTGGAGGAAATCACCTTCACCGCACTGGCGTACTTCACGAAGGCGCTTCGCGATCCGCCAGTTGACGGGACCAAAAAACGGGCATAGATTGCCACCGTCCGAAATAGTCACCACCCGAAAGCCTCGCCCTCACCGGCGGGGCTTTTTCGTTTCCGACGCACGGTAGATCAATGGCAGATCGCCGGGTTCATACCCCGGAGGTTGTCGGTTCAAGTCCGGCCCGTGCTACCACCTTGCCGCATCGCTTCACCGGGACAACGCCCACAAAGGCCTTCGGGCGGCGATGGGCTGCGGCATCAATCACACGCCGGACGCCATGATCGACCTGCCCGCCACACCGCAAACCGCACTGGCGAAGGTCATCGTGCCGGCGCTGGGACTGCTGCCGGCGCAGTACGAAAGCCCTGTGGTGCGCTGGCTGCTGCTGACCTACGCCATGCAGGAATCCGGGTTGAGGACGCGCGTTCAGGATGGCGGCGGTCCTGGTCGTGGCCTCTGGCAGGACGAGCCGCCGCTGATGGGGCTGCTGCTCGGCAATCCCGCCAGCGCCAGCCAAGTTCGCGCGCTCTGTCGGTCGCGCGCCGTCGCTGCGTGGCCAGCGGACATGTACTACGCGGTGCAGACCGACGACCTGTTCGCCTGCTGCATTGCCCGCTTCGACATGTGGTGCGATCCGCGTCCGCTGCCATCCTTGGGCGACATTGAGGCTGCATTTGCTGATTACATCCACGATTGGGGTCCGGGCGCCTACGCGCGCGGTACGCCGGAAGTGGATGAGGCGATCCGCCAGCGTTTCGATACCAATGCGCGGACCGCGCTTTCGATCGTGCAGGGGCTATCCGCGTGAGCGAGCCGAATGAACCCAGCTTCCGCAGTTCCGTGCGGATCATCGCGGAGCTGCTGGCCGTGGGCTGCATCGGTTGGCTGGCGTCCACAGTGACCACGCAGACGACGGCCATTGCGGTGCTGACCCAGCAGGTCAAACAGCTGCAGTCCTCGCTCGCCGACATGCCCAGCGTCACCCAAGCGATCTACACGATGCAGACCGAGCAGTCCGAGCACGAGCGCCGGATCACGAAGCTGGAAGAGAGGGTGAACCGGTGAAGCTCAGCGATGGCGCTTTGGCGTTCTGGCAACGCGTGCTTACCAAGCTCAGCCAGCGCTCGACCGTGTTCAGCGTGGTGCCGCTGCTCGCAGGGCTAGGGCTGCAATTCAACCAGAGCCGCATGGCGCTGATCCTGCAGACGGTCTGCGGCGTCGCTACGGTCGGCCTGTTCCTGCTCAACGACCCACAGGTGCGATACGTGCTCACCGGCAAGCCACCGGAAGCCACGAAGGCACCCACCGTTCCCGCTCCGTTCGATTCGGACAAGAGGTAATCCCATGAAGCGCATGTCTCTGCTGGTGGCCCTGGCCGCCATGGTTTCGCTCGCCCTGATCGCCGGCTGCGGCGTCAAGCCTCAGCAGCTCAACCCGCAGCAGATCGCCGCGATCGCGTGCCCGCAGCTCAACCTGGTGCATGCGCAGCTGGTGGCCTTCAACACCGCGCTGCAGGCCGATCCGGCGACCGCAGGGACTGGCGCGCAGGCGCAGATCCAGCTCGCCGCCATCCATCCCATCGTGACCGCCGTCTGCAATGGCGCTGCTGCTGCGCCGTCTGTGGATGTGTCGAACATCCAAGCGCTGGTGCAGACCGGTCTGCCGGCGCTGGCGCACCTCGCCGGATCGCTACCGCTGCCGCCCGCGCAGCAAGCGCAGGTGCAGGCCGCATTGGTAGTGGCCGAGACCGCGGCTGGCGTCGTCGGCGTGGTGGAGCAGCAGATCAAGGCCGCGCAGGCGGCTCCAACCAGCGCAGCGAGTGCGGCCAAGCCATAGCCGGATCAACTTCCAACTGAGGAATTCCCATGCATTACCGCAACGGCCGCGAGGCCAAGAACGGCGACAAGATCGTGTCTCTGGCCGGCTATGGCAGCGGTCCGGTGAACATCAACGCCATCGGCATCCTTTACGACGCCGTGCCTGGCATCGATACCTGCAACGGCAACATCGCCCCGACCCTCGGCGGCCAAGTGGTCGGCGCCTGCCTGTGCGACTGCCTGCACATCGACGATGTGGCTGCCCTGTTCGTGGAAAAGGGGCTGCACAAGCGTCCCGAAGGCAAGTAATCAACCCGTGAACCCCGTCGCCTACGCCCTACTGGCCAAGCGCGCCTATTCGGATGCGCCGACAGTAGGGAAGGCGGACAGCGCCAGCCGAATGCACGTCTACGGCGACGTGCATGTGTTCCGTGGCACGGATGACCTCGCGTCCTGGCTGGCTGACCTCAACTGCGATGTGATCGCCGTCGAAGGACTGGGCAAGATTCACAAGGGCTTCTACGGCGCGCTGGCGGCGATCCTGCCGGAGTGCCTCGACCTGCCGCGGCCGTCTGCCGTCGTAGGGCACAGCCTCGGCGCAGCGATGGCAATCATCTACGCCGCAGTGCTGGCGCAGCTGGGTCACGTCGTGCCGGTGTATGCCTTCGAGCCGCCTCGGCTCTGCGCGGATGCCGCGATGCAGGACCTGTTGGCCGCGAACAAGGTGCCGTGGTTCGCGACGCGCAACGGCCTGGACATCGTGACGCAGGTCCCGCCTGAGCTGTCGCTTCCGGGACCGCTGACCAAGATCGGCACGCCGTCTTTCTCGCTCGACAACGTGAGCGACCACAGCATGCGTCGCGTGATCGCGGCGCTCGCAAACATTCCGGAGACAGTGACATGAATGAAGAGGCCGAACCGACGCCGGTGGTGGATGTCCCCGTGCAGGATGCCCAGTCACTGCAGGAAGAACCGATCGCCACGCCTGAACCTGTCGAGCAGGCGCCACCCGAGACCGAGATCGACGCCGATCCGGAGCCCGAGCAGGCCGCCACTCCGACGAATACCGCTGCATCGCATCCCGCCGACAGCGTTCTTGCCCGCATCGAATCCGAGATCGACGGCCTGTTGCATTCGCCGCTGGCCATGGCGAACTGGGTCAAGGACATGGTGCGGGAGGCCCGCAACCTGCTGTAACTGCAACATACCCCTGAGCGGAGGCCCAGATGGCCAAGCACTGTGGGGCCAAGACGCGCGCGGGCGGCCTCTGCGGACAACTTGCCATGCCGAACGGCCGATGCCGGATGCATGGCGGCAAGAGCACTGGCCCGAAAGATAACCGCGGCAACCAGAACGCCCGGAAGCACGGCATCTACGCCAAGCATCTTACGGCAGAGGAGTTGTGCCAATTCGGCGAGATTGAACTTGGAGCGGTCGATCAGGAATTACGTCTGACGCGCATCCGATTGGCCCGCGCGCTCGCTGCCGAGCATGAATCGCAGGGCAAGCCGGAGTTGCTTGAGGTCACCGAGAACGAAGGCGGCGGCCCGCAACTGGCAAAGAAGTCGAGTAAAAGCTTGGTGCGCGATTACACGGCGATCATCGATCGCCTGGTATCTCGCATCGAGAGCCTGGAGCGCACGCGCAAGCTGCTCGACGCTGGAAACGGCGACAACGACGGCATCGAGGGCTTCGAGACGGTGCCCTATGACGACTAGGGTCAAGCTGGTCTCGCGAGCCACCCTGCCGCAGCATGACTTCGTGATGGCGCAGGACACCTTTCCGGCCTTCGTCGGCGGTTTCGGTTCGGGCAAGACCGAAGCTGGCCTGAAGCGCGCGCTGCGGATGAAGTGGGCCTATCCGAAGCAGGACGTCGCGTACTACCTGCCCACGTATGACCTGGTCCGGATGATCGGGTATCCGCGCTTCACGCAGACACTGGAAAAGGCGCGGATCAAGCACAGGCTCAACAAGGCCGAGCATGTCATCAGCATCGCCGGCCGCGGGCAGATCATCTTCCGCACGCTGGACACGCCGGAGCGCATCATCGGCTATGAGGTCGCCGACAGCATCGTCGACGAGCTGGACACGCTGAAGCCGGCCGATGCCGAGTACGCGTGGAACCAGATCATCGCGCGCAATCGGCAGAAGAAGCCGGACGGCTCGAAGAACACGGTGGGCGTGGCCACGACGCCAGAGGGCTTCCGGTTCGTCTATCAGCGGTGGGAGAAGGAGCCGTCAGACGGCTATCGCCTGATCCGCGCCAGCACGTACAGCAACGCCCGGAACCTGCCGGCCGAGTACATCGAGTCGCTGAAGCGCTCGTATCCGGCGCAGCTGATCCAGGCCTACATCGAGGGCCGATTCGTCAACCTGACGGCCGGCGCGGTGTATCCCGACTTCGACCGGGCGAAGAACCACACGCCGGAGACGATCCAGGACGGTGAGGAACTGCACATCGGTCTGGATTTCAACGTCTACAACTGCACAGCTTCGGTGGGCGTGGTCCGGATGGGAGCGCCGAAGATCCTCGGCGAGCTGGTGAAGATGCGGGACACCCCACACGTCATCAGCACGATCAAGGAGAAGTACCCACAGCGCGCCATCCACGTGTATCCGGATGCGAGCGGGCAGAGCAACAAGACGGTGAATGCTACCGAGTCGGACATCCTGCTGCTGCGGCAGGCCGGCTTCTCGGTGCATGTGCCGGCGCGCAATCCCTTCGTGAAGGAGCGGGTCATGGCGGTGAATGCCATGATCTGCAACTCGCTGGGCGATCGGAAGCTGCTGATCAACACGCTGGCCGCTCCTACCGTCACGGAGTGCCTGGAGCAGCAAATCTATGACAGGAACGGCGAGCCGGACAAGACCGAAGGCAAGGACCATGCGCCGGACGCGCTGGGCTACTTCATCCACCAGCGCTGGCCGATCGTGAAGCCGAAGGCGGCAAGCGCGATCGTTCTTCCCCATATGGGCCGATAACCGCATGTTCGACACCATCAAGGCGCTGATCCCGCGGGATAACGACCTGCCGCTGCGCGCGTGGACGCTCGACGTGCTGGGCCGCGTGCTTGACGGCACGATCTACGACGTGCTGCAGCACGAGTTCCACGAGGAGAAGAGCGAGGCTAACGAGTACATCAAGATCTCGCAGCGCAAGCCCAGCGTGCGCACCGGCCTGATTCGCACGGTGGTCGATGACAGCGTGAGCCTCCTCTTCAGCGAGGGACACTTCCCGACCGTCCATTGCGAGGACGAGGGCGTGCGCACCGCGCTGGCCGCGGTCACCAAGGACGCCAAGCTCAACCTGGCGATGATCGAGGCGGCGACGCGCGGCTCGGTGGGCAGCGTGGCCATCCTGCTGCGCTTCCTGAGCAAGCGCGTGTTCGTCTCGGCGATCACCACCAGCTATCTCACGCCGACATGGGATCCAGCCGAGCCGGACACGCTGCTGAAGGTCACCGAGCTGCGCAAGGTCACCGGCGCGCAGCTGGTCGCCGCGGGCTACACGGTGGACGACGACAAGGCGAGGTACTGGTTCCAACGCGAGTGGGACGATAAGGCTGAGACCTGGTACGAGCCGGTCAAGGTCGATGGGGATACTCGGCCCACTGCCGTCGATGCCGAGCGCACCGTGACGCATGACTTGGGCTTCGTGCCGGTGGTCTGGGTCAAGAACCTGCCCGGCGGCGATGATGTCGACGGCGAGGCCACGTTCGGCTCGGAAGCCATCAACACCACGATGGAGGCCGACTACCAGCTGTCGCAGGCTGGCCGCGGGCTGCGCTACAGCTCCGACCCGACGCTGCTGCTGAAGGAGCCCGCCGGCGCCGAGGACGGCAAGATGGTGCGCAGCGCCAGCAATGCCATCGTGGTCGACAAGGATGGCGACGGCAAGCTGTTGGAGATCAATGGCACTGCCTCCGAGGCGGTCATCAAGTACGTCGAGAAGCTGCGCGAGCTGGCGCTGGAGCGACTGCACGGCAACCGGTCGAGCGCGGACAAGCTGAGCGCTGCGCAGTCGGGCAGGGCGCTGGAGCTGATGCATCAGGCGCTGATCTGGCTC